GCACCAATTGAACCTGTATTTCCACAGGTGAATGAGTTGATGCATCATATTGTAAAGCAAGTCATCAATCCTTTTTATCAGTTTGAAGTGGATAGTAGTGAAGTTCCACAACTTCTTTGTTATGATGTAGGAGGACACTACCAACCTCATATTGATGGTGAAGGTGTATGGACTGCACCAGACCAAACACAACTCTGGAGAAAGACAGTAGACCGTGATTTATCTATGGTCTTATATTTGAATGATGGTTTTGGGGGTGGAGATTTTGTATTTCCAGACCTTCATATTCGTATTCGCCCAGAACCTGGACTTCTAGTATGCTTTCCTTCTAATAGGTATTATCGTCACGGTGTGGAACCAGTCACCAAAGGAAACAGATATTCAATGGTAACTTGGATGACAGTCAAAGGATTTGAGAGTATGGAAACACAGTCCAACAATCTCAAAGCTAAATATGGAGTATGCTAAAGAAGAATGATTACTTATACTTGGGATATTTTTAAATTAGATTGTGCCCCATCAGAAAATGGGTTGACAAATGTAGTTAAAACTATTCATTGGAAACTTACAGGAATAGATGAGAATGGGATAACTGCATCTTTCAATAATTCTTATCCTCTTCCGTCACCAAGTCCAGAAGCATTTACTGATTATTCACTTTTAACCAAAGAAACTGTGGTAGGATGGTTGGAGAGCAATCTTGATATGGGTTATTTGCAGACAAAACTTACTACTGAGATTGAATTGCAATATAATCCACCCATTACTTCATTACCTCTTCCTTGGGTGAAGATGGAAGAACCTGTAGTAACTGAAGAACCTGTAGTAACTGAAGAACCTGTAGTAACTGAAGAACCTGTAGTAACTGAAGAACCTCTAGTAACTGAACCAGCACTAGAAGAAATGATTGTTGATGGGTATAACCCTGATGCACGAGATGGTGATGGTGATGGATTGATTCAGGACGGAACTCAATGGGAAAGACCAGTTGACACTCAACTATAAATCTACTATAATACTAAAAAGCATTGATCATTGCCGATATAAAAATTTATGAGTAATTTTGTTAAACTTGCATTGGAGAATGGGGGCAAAATAAATACATTACTGGTTGATTCAAAAGATCTTTCTGGTCCTTCTCTTACAAATCCATCAATACTTGTTGTAGATGAAAGAATAATAGTTAATATACGCAATGTAAATTATACTTTATATCATTCTGAATTAAATAAGTTTGAGCATATGTGGGGACCCCTATCATATATTCATCCTGAAAATGATATGTTTTTAAGAACTGTAAATTATATTGCAGAACTTGATGACAATTTGAATGTTTGCTACTATTCCAAAATAGATACTTCCTTATTTGACACCTATCAACCTCAATGGGATTTTGTTGGTTTAGAAGATGTGCGTCTTATAAATTGGGAAGATAGAATTTATGCTATTGGAGTTAGAAGAGATTTAGATACTAAAGGTACTGGTAGAATGGAACTATCAGAACTTGAGTTTGATGGAGCATCTGTGAAAGAAATATCAAGATATCGTATTCCTGGACCTCCACCAGATGATGAATACTGTATGAAGAATTGTACTCCAATAGAAGGCAATCCATTTCATTTATTAAAGTGGACAAATCCCACTTCCTTAATGAAATTTGATCCTAATGGTGGAGAAACAGAAGTATTCCAAACATCCGAATATATTCCAATGCCATTGGACATGAGAGGTGGTTCTCAAGTCATTAAGTATAAAGATGGATATCTAAGCATCATTCATGAGACTGACTTGTATAATTCGGAACAAGGAAGAAAGGATGCAACTTATAGACATAGATTTGTTTATTGGGATAATGATTTTAAAATTAAAAAGTTTTCTAATGTATTTTCATTCTTAAATATGAAAATTGAATTTTGCTGTGGTATGGCAGAATATAAAGACGATTGCCTAATTACTTTCGGTGCTTCAGATAATGCGGCATATATACTGAGAATTTCTAAATCCTTTGTAGATGATTTTGTAAATACTTAACTTTAGTAAATTTTGAATTATTTTAAAAAATTATGTTATTTAATCTCAGCAATTTGAAATCAAAATATAATATGAATATTTTGGGAGTTATACATGTAGGTGCTCATTATGGAGAAGAAGTTTCTGATTATATTGACAATGGTGCAAATCAAATTGTTCTATTTGAACCCCTTGAAGATAATTACAATATTCTTTTAGATAGAGTTAAAAATTTAAATGTAAATATTCAATCATATAAAGTTGCTTTAGGATCTGAAGTTAGAAAAGCAACAATGTATGTAAGTGATAATGAAAAACAAAGTAGTTCTATCTTAAAACCAAAAGTTCATCTTTCTCATCATCCAGATGTATATTTTCCAGATTTGGAAGATGTAGAAGTAAATATTATGGACAATTATACTATTGTTGGATGTAACTTTATTTCCATGGATGTTCAGGGATATGAACTTGAAGTTCTGAAAGGTGCTAAAGAAACTTTAAAAAATATTGATTATATTTATTGTGAAGTTAATCGTGATGAACTTTATGAAGGAAATGCCTATATTGAAGATATAGATAATTTCTTAAGTCAATATAATATGACGAGAGTTGAAACTGATTGGGGTGGAGGTTTATGGGGAGATGCTCTTTATATCAGGAATAAAAGTACAAGTAATATTTTTTAGTCGTTAATATGTACCAAATATCAAACTCTTGTCAGATTCAAAATTTAGATTTAATTTATTCTAGATATTTTGGATATCCTTCAACAGGAACGTTTGTTGAAGTGGGTGCATATGATGGGGAATCATTTTCAAACACATCTTGTTTAGCAGATTCTGGATGGAAAGGAATATATGTTGAACCAGTACATGATTATTATCTGGTGTGCTCCGATAGACACAAAAATAATGATGTGGAAGTAGTTAATTGTGCTATAGGTTCTGAAGAAAGTGTGGTGGATATTTATATTGGAGAATCTTTGAGTACTTTAGATGTTGAGCATGTAAAAATATTTTCTGAAATTGAATGGTCAAGGGAACAAAAATTTATTAAAGATAAAGTTAATACAATAAGACTTGATACATTACTTTCTAAGTATAATGTAAAATCATGTTTTGAAGTTTTGGTTGTTGATGTTGAGGGAAGAGAGGAAGATGTATTTTCTTCTTTTGACATTAATTATTGGCAACCAAAGATGATAATTGTGGAATTGGTTGATGAACATGATTCATTCCAAGAATATTATAATTGCATTTCTTCACACAAAAAGTTGAGAAATTTTATTATTGATTCTGGATATTGTGAGATATATAAGGATGAAATTAATACGATTTTTGTTTGTAAAAATCTTATAAAAGGAAATATGATATCAATGAATTGCCTTGGTTCTATAGGAAGACTTGGAAACCAAATGTTTCAATATGCAGCATTAAGAAGTCTTGCCAAAAAATTTAATTATGATTATTGCTTACCATACTTTGAAGGGAGATTGTGTGAAGAAGATTTGAATATATTTGATTGTTTTAAATTAAATAATGAGGAAAGAAAAAATACAAATTTTTATGAGATTAAATCTGATACTTTAGGATTCGATGAAAATATTTTTAATAAATGTCCAAATAATGTTGATTTGGTTGGATATTTTCAGGATGTAAAATACTTTGAAAATAATTCTGAAGATATAAAAAAATCTTTTACTTTTAAAGACGATTTTTTTAATCTAGCAAAAGAATACTTTTATTCATCTTTTGGAGATGATGAAGTTATATCTTTGCATATTAGAAGGGGAGATTACTTAAACTTCCCTCAACATCCAGTTCAAGATATTGAATATTATTCAAAAGCATTAAAATTTTTTAACCGACAATTAAAAGTTTTAATATTCACTGATGATATTGAATGGGCAGAAAATCAAGAAATTTTTAAATCAGAAAGATTTTTCTTTTCTAGAAATAATAACACTGCTGTAGATCTTTGTATGCAAACTTTTTGCAAATATCATATTATTGCAAATTCTTCTTATAGTTGGTGGGGGGCTTGGTTATCTAATAGTAAAAAAGTTATAAAACCGGAAAAATGGTTTGGTAATGAATTAAAGAATTATGATGATTTTTTAAAAGTAAATGATTGGATATCTATTTAAAACATTATGATAAAGATTCTATTTTTTGAAATATTTGAAAAAAATAAAATTTGGGAATATGATTATATTCACAATGACATTCTTCCAGATTATGAAGATAAGAGGGATTATTTTTTATCGTTGGAAGAAATAAAAAAGTCAGAATATGATTTTGATGTTCTTGTATATTTTTGTAGAGATCCTAAAAATTATCCTTGGGCACATATTCCTACATATGAAAATGTTTTAGAATGTGTAAAATTAGTAAATCCAAAAATAATTATTCAGTTATCCGATGAATTTTATCACGAAGATCTACAAGAGCACAATCAACTTGGAAGATATTGTGAATTATTTTTGAGGCAATATAACCATGAAAATTATTGTTATACTTCAAACACTATTCATATACCACTTGGATATAGAACCGAATTTGACATTAAAAATAAGATAGTTAAATCTATACAAGATAGAAAATATAGTTGGAGTTTTGTTGGAACTTATAAGTCGGATAGGCAAGAATTAATTGATTGTTTTTCCCAAATTAAAAATAATAAATGTGTTGTTCGGGAAGAGAGTGATAACCAATTAATCCCATCAGATCAACTTGTTGATTATTTTCTTGATTCTATTTTTATTCCTTGTAGTAGAGGATGGTCAACTATAGATACTATGAGATTATATGAAGCATCTATGTCTGGTGCTATTCCTGTTTTAGTTTCATCTAAAGAAGAATTTGAAATGGTATTTAAATATCAGAACAATCCTCCTTGGTTATTTTTTGAGACCTGGGAAGAAGCATCAAATGAATGTTTAAAATTACTAGACGATAAAGATGAATTGCAAAAAATTCAAGATAAAATCTTAATCTGGTGGAAAAATGGAATTGAAACAACAAAACAATCTGTAAAAAAATCCATAAATGATAGTTTAATCAAGCACAAATTAAAAAAAATTCCTTCAATAAATTTTATAAGCATTGAAGAATCTATTGATAGAAGACAAATACTATATAAAAATTTTGAAAGATATGGGATTAAAAATATTACTCCACACATATTTAAAAAATACAATGACTATGACCACAAAATAGTTGGAAAAGATGTGGACTCATTAATTACAAAAAATTCTAGAGGTCCAGTAACCTCTCATCTTAAAGCAATTAAAGAATGGTATGAAAATACTGATGATGAATATACGATTTTTTGTGAAGATGATATAAGTTTTGACTCTGTATTATATTGGAATTTTACATGGGAAGATTTTTTTGAAAGACTTCCTGAGGATTGGGAATGCATTCAATTATGTGTTATTAGTGACTATAAAGAGTATATGATGAGATTTGTGGATAACCACAAATTAAGAAATAGGGATTGGTGTGATTGGTCTTGTTGTGCATATTTGATAAAAAGGAGTCATGCTAAAAATTTAATTGAAAATTATTATCAAAATGATGAAATTTGCTTAGAATATAAGGGGTGGGACTTATACAAGAGAAATACTTGTGGAACTTGGACAATATCTCCAAATTCAGAAACTATGGTATATACACTTTTTTATCCCGAAAAAGAAACAATATATAATTTTGCAATATTTTTAGAAAATGTAAATTTTTCAAGCACTTGGACAGAAGAAAGTTATCAACATGATAATTCTCCTCATAATTTTTCGTATATGATGATGTTGGATTGGTGGAAAACTAAAGGAAAATGCTTAACTTTGGACGAAATTATTACCAATAAATAGTGGTGTAATGATTTTACATTAATAAAATAGTAAATTTTAATTATAAAATATGAATGAACTTATTGAATTTTCTTTAGATACTGAAAATGGTGAAAAAAATTATAATCTTGCACAATGGTATGAAAGTATCGGGCATACTGCACCAGCACATACTTATTATCTGAGAGCATCTGAAAGAACAGAAGATAATGTTCTTGCATATCAGGCACTCATTCGTGCTTCATTTTGTTATAAGTCTCAAGGTTCACGAGATGCAACTGAAAAAGTTTTATTAGAGAATGCTCTAATGCTTCTTCCAGAAAGACCGGAAGCATATTATTTTCTTTCATCATTATATGAAAGAAAGCACGAACATCAAAATTGCTATATCTATGCTAATTTTGGTTTAGATAAGTACAAAAATGAGATTAAATCAATTAATATTCCTGAATATAGAGGAAAGTATCTACTCATTTTTCAAAAAGCACTTTCTTCCTGGTGGTGGGGTAAAGGTCAAGAATGCAGAGATTTATTTCAATTATTGGTAAATGAGTATTGGAATGAAATGGATGAAAATTGTCAAAAAGTAGTAGAAGATAATCTTAGTAGATTGGGAATTACAAAATATTCACAATCACAAATTTATTATAATAAGGAAAATTCTAGTTCATTGAGGTATCAGTTTAAAAATTTTAAAAAAATAGATAGAAATTACTCGCAAATATTTCAAGATATTTTTGTTCTTTCAATGTTGGACGGAAAGGAAAATGGAACTTTCCTTGAAATTGGAGGAGCAAAACCTTTTGAAAGAAATAATACAGCTTTATTAGAGCAACAATTTAATTGGAGTGGAGTCTCTATTGAACTTGATGAAAACTTTGTAAGTGAGTATAGAAAAGAAAGACCAAATACTACTATTTTACATACAAATGCTCTTGAAATTAATTATGAGGAACTTTTATCCAAAAATTTTCAGGGTAATATAATTGATTATCTTCAATTGGATATTGAGCCAGCAAAAAATACATATGAATGTATGCTAAAGATACCGTTTGATGATTATAAGTTTGCAGTAATTACTTATGAGCACGATCATTATATTGATGTTACAAAAAGTTATCGAGAAAAATCTAGACAATTTCTCAAAAGTAAAGGGTATGTTCTTGTAGTGAATGATCTTTCACCAGAAGGAAAATCTACATTTGAGGATTGGTGGGTTCATCCAGATTTAGTATCTGAAAATATTTTAAATATTATGTCAGACGTATCTAGTGAAATTAAAAACGCAGAAACTTACATACTATCCAATCAATCAAAACAATATTATGCAGAATTTGAGACAGACAAATATATTAGAGAGAATTTCTTTCCAGATTTTGATTATATGGGAATTATGGTTGAAGTTGGAGCAGGTCCACCTTCATTTATAAGTTCATCTAAACATTTTAGGGACAATGGTTGGAGAACCATTTGTGTGGAGCCAAATCCAAAATTCATAACTCAACATCAAGATGTTGGAAGTGAAGTTTATCCATATGCTTGTGCAAATGAGGAGAAAAAAACATCTTTTGTAATTAATTATAATAATGATGAATGGTATTCTCAAGAAAATGATGGTGTGAGTTTTTCCTCTTTAGATATACGATACGTAGATGTTCCTCAACATAATACTCAAGAAACTATTGAAGTTGAAACAATTAGATTAAATACTTTACTGGAAAGAATTCATATTGATAACATTGATATTCTTTCAATTGATGTTGAAGGGTGGGAACTTGATGTAATGTTGGGATTTGATCATATAAAGTATGATCCAAAAGTAATTGTATTGGAAAATTTTGAATATAAACCAGAATATGAAAAATTTATGAACGAACGTGGGTATATCAAAGATACTGAACTCGGTTATAATCAAATTTACGTAAAAATAGAAAAAAATAATTTTAATATCAATACATCTTATAAATCAACTTCTTGGATTGTAGATAATTTTTATGAAAATCCAGATGAAGTTAGAAAGTTTGCTCTAGAGCAAGACTATCTTGAAGGTGGAATTGGTAGGGGATTTATTGGTAGAAGAACTCACCAACAGTTCTTATTTCCTGGTCTCAAAGAAAGATTTGAGGAAATTATGGGAAGAAAAATAACTGCTTGGGAGGAGCATGGAATGAATGGTAGATTCCAAATCTCTTGGTCTGGAGAACCATTGGTCTATCATTGTGATAGTCAAAGATGGGGGGGAATGTTATATCTAAGTCCTGGTGCCCCATATCAATGCGGAACAACCTTGTATGCTCATAAACAAACAAGAGCAAGAACTTATTATGATCAAGGATGGGATGCTGCCTGGAAAGATATTCCTGGGGATTCACATTTGGATGGAACTCCATTTGAACCAGTTGATGTTCTTGGAAATGTTTACAATCGTCTTGTAATTTTTGATGCCAGTGCGATTCATTCTGCCTCTGAATATTTTGGAACAATTAAAGAGAATGCAAGACTATGGCAAATGTTCTTTTTTGATACTTAATAACGTATGAACTACATTACAAATTCTTTTACTTTAACTTATACCGATTCTCATTGGACAAATATTGTAGATTTGTCTGAAGAATCTTTAAATTATTTTTGGGGAACAATCAAAGAAGCAAATGAAAATGAAATATCGAATAAATCAAATCTTGCTGGGAATATTTCAAAGTCCTTAATGTTAAATGATTCAAAAGGAATGATTGCCGAAAAAATTATTCCTGAAATAATTCAAAGTCAGTTTGATTTTTATTGTGAAAAATTGCAAAAAAATATAATTGACCCAAAGTTGTTAGGATTTTGGGTCAATTATCAAAAGAAACATGAATTCAATCCAATTCATAGTCACGACGGGACATTTTCTTTTGTAATATGGATGCAAATACCATATGATTGGGAAAATGAAAAAAATCTTGAAATCGTAAAAGATTCGAATACACAATATAATGTAGGTAATTTTGTTTTTGTTTATTGTAAAGATAATTCATTACACGCAAATCCAATTACAATGAACCCACAAATGAATGGTAAAATGGCAATTTTTCCATCCCACTTTAATCATATGGTCTATCCATTTTATACAAGTGATGATTATAGAATTTCAATATCAGGTAATATTCAAATTAATTAATAACTTATCTTCGGTAAATGTTTTTTTTTTTGATACTTGACAACCAACTCAAAGTCCCCTATAATATGAAGGTCTTCAACATTCCTTGTATCTTTGGGAATGAAGACCCTTTCCGTGGTGGGAAAGGTAAGTGGTGGTATAATGGGAGGAGAGAAATCTCCTCTTTTTTCTTATATAAATTACTATAGATATTAAACAATTATGAATTTCGCAGTTTATTCCAAAGAGGATTGTCCTTATTGCTATAAAGTCAAACAAGTCTTAGAGTTGACAGGAAGTAACTTTGTGGTGTATACTTTAGGAGAAGATTTTACCAGAGAAGAATTCTATTCGGAGTTTGGTGAAGGATCTACATTCCCCCAAGTTCTCTGTGACGACCAAAAACTTGGTGGATGCACCGATACCGTTAAGTTTCTGAAAGAGAAGCAAATTGTCTGATACACCCATAAATAACAATAACTACCACGGTATCAATCGTGGTGTAAAACTTATACTTAGTGGAGGTAAAAAACGGCAACCGAAAGATTTTCATATTATTTTTGAGAAGTTGCTTTGTTTTCTAAGACGAGAAGTAACTATCTATTTTGAATTTTCTTTGACGATAAAGAAAAGAAAAACAATCCCTATAAGGAGAAAGCAAAATGTTAGCAGTTAGCTTAGTACTAGGTTCTTTTTTAACCGTATTATTCCTTATAGTGGGGGTTGTGACCGGATGGGTTGCCCGAGAGTATATGATGAATTATAGAGAGATTCCTAGAATTCATCCAGAAATGTTTGATTCTAATGGTCAATTAATTCCCGACGAAGTATTAGCAATTCGTTTTGAGGAAGGTTTCTTTGATTCCTCCGAAGAAGACGACGACGAAGATTAATTTTTTAACTGATAATAATTATGACTACAACAAAAACTAAAACAGCAACTACAACAAAAAGAGCTGCTTCTGTAACTGATAACCTACCAAATAATCCATTTGTCTTTGAGATTCTTGATTTGGTATCTCGCCAAAGAAGCAATGTGAAGAAAGTGGAAGTTCTACAAAAGTATGATCATCCATCACTCAGAGCCACTTTTATTTGGAACTTTGATGAGAGTGTGATTTCTATGCTTCCAGAAGGTCCAGTACCTTATTCTGGTTATAAGGATCAGACAACTTTTAATGGATCAATGAGTGATAAACTTACCGAAGAAATTCGTAAGATGCACGAAACTGGTTCTTTCTCTATTGGCAATACCGCAGATGCAAATAAGGGACACAGCACAATTCGCAGAGAGTTTAAGCACTTCTATCACTTCATTAAAGGTGGTAATGATGGAATAAATAGTATTCGTAGAGAATCTATGTTTATTAATATTCTAGAAGGACTTCATCCACTAGAAGCAGAGATTCTAATTCTTGTAAAAGATAAGAAACTTGATACAAAATACAAGATTACAAAAGAAATTGTAAGTCAGGCATACCCATCTATTGTTTGGGGAGGTCGTTCATGAGTAAACCCAGTAGTGTCGCAGAGGAAAAAACAACTGTGCAATGGACGGCAGAAGAAAAAAAAGATATTCCTTCCCGTTATGGATGCGAAATTCTTTTAGAAAAAGCAACACTACAACAACTGAAAGATCCATCATTTCCTCTTGATGCTCATATCGTAACCTATGTCGTTAAAGGTGAGACTTATACTGACCTTTGCCGTGGAAGTAAAGTAAGAATCTTTGACTTATATTTTGATAAGTTTGGGCACGGAGCAGTTCAGAAGATTGCCTGGGGTTATGGTAAGGTAAGTCCAAAAATCTGGGGATATAAAGCACCCGAAAAGAAAAAGCGGAAGTGATTTCCAAAATAGTCGAAAAAAATCTCCCCAAAATTTTCTCACACGAAGGTTTTTAATTTTGTATCAAATGTTACAAAATTAATTGTCTAAATAATCGAACGTTCATTTGCTATTTGCGAATAGCAAACGGAAGTAGGAATACCGAAGGAACGCACCAATACCCACAAAGTAAAGGAGCACCTCAATGAAAACAAAAACTAACTGGCAGCTTATTTTAATCAAGCAACAAAAAGAAAAAGAAAATCGCAAACACCAAGCAAAACTTGCAATGGCAATGCGTTGATATTCAGGAGACCTTGACAGGTCTCCTTTTTTTATGTAAAATGATATGAAAGAACTATATGAAATGGACAAAGACAAACTAAAACTGATTGTCCGTAATTTAGAACTTCTTGTTGATTCCCTGAAAGCAGAATTATATTCTGATGTTCAGGCATATAAGTTTGATGATATCAAACCAAAAGAGTTAGATTACGACGAAATTTTTGAGGATTCTGAATGAGAAACAAAAAAGCAATTCAATTAATTAAGGAAGCACTGAAGCAAGATTATTTGTATTCCAGTGAAGAACTTCAATTTATGAAAGCACAACTTTCTGTGCTACAATTAGAAAAGAATACATCAAAAGAATACAAAGGATTTGGAAAAAAATGACTGTAAAACTGATTAGTATTACACCAGATGCAGAAAAAACAATGGCATTTATTGCGAGAGTTTCTAATCCTGCAAATCAGGACAACGAAAACTATGCCAAGTTGCTTGCTTATTGTATTAAGCATAATCATTGGTCTGTGTTTGAGCAATCTTCTATGACTCTTGAGATTGAGACAACTCGTGGTATCGCGGCACAGATTTTGCGTCACCGTAGTTTCACGTTTCAAGAGTTCTCACAGAGGTATGCAGACACGAATTTGATTGCCGAGGACATTCCCCTACCAGAACTTCGTAGGCAGGATACAAAGAACCGTCAGAACTCCACAGACGACCTTCCAGCAGACCTTAAGATCGAACTCTACTCCAAGATTCAAGACCACTTTGATGCTGCTCAGAACCTCTACAAGGAACTTCTAGAGGCAGATGTGGCAAAAGAGTGTGCAAGGTTCGTATTGCCTCTCGCAGTTCCCACACGGATTTATATGACGGGTTCTTGTAGGTCGTGGATTCATTATATCAATCTTCGTTCTGCCCATGGAACTCAAAAAGAACATATGGTGATCGCAGAAGCATGTAAGAAGGTATTTACCGAACAGTTTCCATCAGTTGCAGAAGCCCTTGAGTGGGTCTAAATAACGATACACATTATTATAAACAATGGCAATTTATCCGATTATTCATAAAGAAACTGGTGAGACGAAAGTGATTGAAATGAGCGTTCATGACATCACACAGTGGTATCAGGACAATCCTGAATGGAAAAGGGATTGGTCGCAGGGATCCGCAAGTCCAGGAGAAGTTGGTGAGTGGAAAGATAAACTCATTGCAAAAAATCCTGGATGGAATGATGTTCTTGGAGTGGCAGCAAAAGCACCTGGTTCTCGTGTAAAGAAAATCTAACCTACCTAACATGGCAAGAAGAAAAAGGACGAATGACCAACCAATTGGTGTTGGTCTTACAACTCGTCAGACAAAAAGAAAAAAAGCACTTGGGAGTGAATATCTATTGGATATTGACCCACTCACAGACAATCAAAGAAAACTTTTTGATGCATATGCCGAAGGCAAACATCTTGTGGCATATGGATGTGCAGGAACGGGTAAGACTTTCATCACTCTTTATAATGCTCTTCGTGAAGTTCTTGATGAAAGAACTCCTTATGAGAAAATCTATCTGGTTCGTTCTTTAGTTGCTACAAGGGAGATTGGTTTCCTTCCTGGTTCTTATGAGGATAAGTCAGACATCTACCAGATTCCTTATAAGAATATGGTTAAATATATGTTCCAAATGCCTTCTGATGCCGAGTTTGAGATGCTCTATGGTAATCTTAAGTCTCAGGAGACCATTAAGTTCTGGAGTACCTCATTTTTAAGAGGAACCACACTTGATAACTCGATTGTGATTGTAGATGAATTCCAAAACGCAAATTTCCACGAATTATGTTCTATTATTACTCGTATTGGTGAAAACTCTAAGATTATGTTCTGTGGAGATGCTACTCAATCCGATTTGATTAAAACAAATGAAAAGAATGGTGTAATTGACTTTATGAAAATTTTGAGAACGATGCCTTCTTTGGATATAATTGAGTTTGGTATTGATGATATTGTTCGTTCTGGATTAGTTAAGGAATTTCTAATTGCTAAAGAAACATTAAATCTTTGAATTATATGTCTAACTCGTGGAAGTTTAGATTTATATAAATAATTATAACCTTTTATGAGTTAGATAATGTATAATATTTACTTAATTACCAATCTTGAAAATAAAAAACAGTATGTCGGAATAACCAAATTTTCGATTACTGAAAGATTTTATCAACATACCAAAAGGGGATTTCTTCTAACTGAAGCAATCAAAAAATATGGTGAAGATAAGTTTTCTATTGAATTGATTGAAGAAGTTGATACTGCTGGAAGAGCATACGAATTGGAACAGTATTATATTGAGGAGTATAATAGTAAAGTTCCTTATGGTTATAATATAACTGATGGTGGTGATGGAATTTTTGGTTGGGAAGCGACCAAAGAATATCGACAAGAATGCTCTGAAAGAGTTAAACAACTCCATAAAGAGAAAAAAGTTGGTATGTATGGTAAAAAGCATAGTGATGAAACCAAAAGAAAGATGAGTGAGGCATCTAAAGGAAAATCTAAACCTTGGTTAATTGGTAGAAAATTCAGTCCAGAAACTATTGAAAAATTACGTCAATTAAGTCTTGGTAAAATTGCTAGTGAAGAAACTAGAAAAAAAATAAGTGAAAATCACCACGATGTGAATGGAAAAAATAATCCTATGTATGGGAAAAAACATTCTCCAGAAACTATTGAAAAAATAAAACAAAAAGCAAAAAATCGTCCCAAAAGAATTTGGGTCAATAATGGAACTGAAGAAAAACTTATAACAATTGACGAATCTATACCTATGGGTTATAATAAAGGGAGAGTGAGGTTTTAATGTTCAATCATGTTGATATGATTCTCCCGGAACTTGAACGGGAGACTATAGATGGTATTCGATATTATAAAGTTCCTGATGATGAAGAACTACTCAAACTAGTTTCAATCACTTCTATCACAAGTCATTTCAATAAAGAAATCTTTGTGAAGTGGAGAAAGAAGGTTGGAGATGAGGAAGCAGACCGTATCACGAAACTTGCAACAAGTCGTGGTACGGATATGCATACTCTTACAGAGTATTTTCTGAAAAACTTAGAATCTCCTACGGATGTTCTTCCAATTTCAGAGTTTCTGTTTAATATTGCGAAATCAACTCTTAAGAATATAAATAATATTCACTCTCTTGAAGGGTCACTATATAGTAAGCAATTAGGTATTGCGGGAACGGTTGATTGTATTGCCGAGTATAATGGTGAATTAGCAATCATCGACTTTAAGACTTCTAAGAAACCAAAACCACGTGAGTGGATTGACCATTATTTTGTCCAGTGCTGTGCTTATGCAGCAATGTTTTACGAACTGACTGAGATACCAGTCAAAAAATTTGTTATCATTATGTCTTGTGAAAATGGAGAATGTGTAGTTTATGAAGAATACGACAAAGCAAAGTACCTTAAATTGCTCGTC